ATCAACCTCCTTCCTTTATTCTACAGAGCTCCAGCTTCAAGCAAGACAAAAAAATAAAGCCCCGAAGCCAAAGCTCCGGGGCGAGAAATTACCACTCTATGATATTGTATGTGACCGTCACACCCTTATAACGCCCGCCATCAAAGTGTGCCAGCGCCTCAAATCGTCCTTGCTCGTATCCAACGGACATCAGTGCCTTACCATTGACAATCGACGCCCCTGCTTTTATGCGATGGTCTTTGCGCAGATTTATCTTGTATACGTCCACTTTCTGCTGCTCTTTGTCTGTCTTAATCGGCGTGACAATCGTCCGATCAGATTTCTCCCGTGCCGCCCGCGGTAGCGTCGGGCTGTCCTCTTTTATCTGCTGCTCGACCACCTGTGCCGCCCGATCAACGTCAGGAGCCTCAACGTAGTATGTAACCGCAGGGGCGCGTCGCCCTGCTTGCACCTCTGCAAGCTGCTTTTTCAATGCCTCCGCATTGGCCTTGGAGATGTCGAGTTGTTTCCTCAGTGCCTTAACGTCCTGCGTCTGCTCCTGCGTCATAACGGCCGGTTGCTCCGCTGCCGCCTGCTCCGATGCAGAGTGTCGGCCAACGGCGTATGCAATACCTACGAGTAGAATGCACAAGATAGCCAGTACGGCTGTTTTGTGTTCTGCGACAGTTTGTTTTATTCGTTCGAGCATAGCCATCACCCCATCACTGCGCCGCATAAAACGCGGCCTTACCGACGACGGTATCCAGCTGCTTATACAAATTGGTTCCCGGGCACGCTGTCGGCATCAGTTCGCGGTGCCCAACGATAGATTCCCGATCGATCGGCAGATCGTAATCTGTGCAGATATTCGCCAGCAGCATTGCCAAACTTTCGATCTGCGCTGCCGTTGGCTCCCTGATCTCAAAATTGCCGCAGACGTGGACGCCGATGGTATGACTGTTCTCCCCGTATGCGTGGGCACCAATCGCCCAGTCCGGTCGCCCAAGTTCAACCATGCCGTCTTTGCGTATAACGTAATGATAGCCAATGCAGACCCATCCTTGCGCTTGATGGCTCTCGTTGATTTCCTCGGCCGATAGATCGTCGTCCTGCGGGTTGCCGGTGTGATGTATGACGATCATATCTGTTATGCTGCGCGCGGCTAAACAATCATCATCATCTATATCAAGCCCCAGGTCTTTCAGATGTACTCTTTCCATCTTTGTCCCCCTCCTCCTCTTCGTACTGATCCGGGATTCCGTTGTTATCGCGATCGATAAATGATTTCGCTAAAAAGCCAACGACTGCGATCCACGCTGCAGAACTCACTTCATGCAAAAAACTTCGAAGCTCCGCGAGATCGGGCTTCGCCCCAGTTTCCCAATCATAAAGCCACGCCGCAACGTAGATCATGCAGCATACAACCAGCAATGCTGCATACCACACAATGTACCGCATCGCAGCGTGGCTTTTTGTTATACTGCGCAGATACTTCTTGCCCTTCCTGAGCCACTGCGATAGCTTGATCATCCGCTCACCTCCCGCCCAACGCCCACGTCAGCACACTGGCAAAGATTCCGACGATCGTCGTACTCGTCCCGATTGTCCAGCAGACATCGCGCTTAAATTCATCGATTCGGTGATGCGCAGACTTGACGCTCGTTTCAATCGCCGATACCCTCGCATTAATATCCGATATCTGCGAGCGACACATCGGAAACTCGGATATAAGCGTGTCCAGCTGCGTCCGGATTCCCGCCAGTTCTTCCAAAATTGTCCCTTTCGGCATTCTTCAGCCTCCCCCTTATTTGCCCGTAGAAAAAGCCGCTATGCTCCCATAGCGGCCCCTGCCCATCTTTTTTACCCCGCGGCGTGCTCTGCGAGATAGAGCGCCACGTCCTCTTGATAAATTGCTGGCACGACTTTTTGATCTCCGGTTTTATCCTCCTCGCTGATCGCATATTTCCCGCCGCGGACGAGATAAGCAAAAATCGGGATCATGTAAGCATATTTCTTCATTTCTTGTCACCCCCTTTCTGCAATTCTTCGAGTGCAGAAAGGCGCGCATTCATCCCGGCCAACGCTTCCATCATATCTAATTTTTCATTGTCGATGTATGGCTCCTGCGGCTGCGTAGGCTCTGCCGGCTGCGTTGGTTCCGGATCCGGATTCTTCGGACGCTCGACCTGCGTCCATTTTCCGCCTTTGTAGTAGAGATCGTAATCCTCTTTTGCGACGGGCGGTTTAGTCTCGGTCATATTGCCAGGGATTTGCCACGCGCCGCTGATCGGCGATCTGTCGGTGTCATCGAGTGTACGCTCACCGATATACTTGCCGCTGGCGTCGTATGCGTAGACTGTTTTTGTCTCCATGTGTTTTACCTCCTAATATTTGATTTGTGCGATCAAGCTGATCGCCGGCGGTTGCACGGTGTCAGAACGGCCATAGATCGGGTTGTTCGCTCCCGCGGATGTGTCACTTGTTGCGACGTCAACAATATTAAAGCCGCCGCTATTTATCACTTTCTGCGCGGAAGTACCCACCCACCCGTTAAGTTTATGCGTATGCTGTGGCAGCCCAGCCTCAATACTTTTGACGCTCTCCCCGCCCTGCAATACTCGTCCTATGACGTTAGGCAGGGTCAGTTTGTCCTGCGCTTCGTCATAGACGTACTTTGAGCAATCTTGCGCATACTGCTCCGCCGTAACCTTCATATTGCTTTCCTGCACCCACGCAAGGAGACGGGGATATTCGCTTGCTTTTACCGTCGCGCCGTTCGCTTTGATGTACCCGTCACGCAAGGTCGGGCGTAAGATAATGTCCCCGACGCGTGCGCCGTCACGCACGTCATCGGCAATCCATGTGACGGTTCCATCGGTTAATAGTTGTCCTGCTTTCATTTTTTGCTCCTTTCGCCTGCGCATAGGAGCGCAGGACTTAGTATCTTATAATCGGGATTAACTTGATTGCAGCGGGCTGCACTGCGGTCGACGCGCCGTAGATTGGATTTGAACGAGAAGCGTCGAAATTTAATTCTCCCCGCGAGGCGTTGCCGTTACCATACGCAGCGCCGAAACTGTTATATTTTCCTACGAGAGCGCCATTGCAAGTGGAAAAATTTTCGCCGCTATAACCGCCGGCACCTCTATTAGGACCAAAAACAAAAGCACCTGATCCCTCGCCTGTAATATTCGGCAATCCCGCCGCGACACTCGCCCCGATACCATCCCCCGCAAGCTGTACCATGCGGTCAACCCAGTTCGGCAACACAAACGTCGCCGCACCGTCGCCGCGCCCAAATAATCCCGCATTCGTCACCGTGTCATCAGTCCAGAGATTATAACGGTTGGCAAGCGTAACAAGCCGTGGATAGTCTTCCCGCTGCACCGTCGCACCGTTTGCCTTGACGTAGCCTGCGGGGAGATAGAGACTTCCGCGCACAGCCCCGACGGCGGTACCATCGCGCACGTCGTCAACTATCCACAATACACCACCGTCAGATACCAGTACCCCCCCCTGTAGACATGAGCGCAATCGCTACCGGCTCTGCGGCTGCGGTCGTTCCGGCTTTGACGCACTCAAGCCGCGCCCAGCTCGGCAGGTTTTTACTGTACGCGATGTCGCCGACAGCGTAGTTTTTGTTGCGTTGGATGATATTGATGCTTGCATCCGCCGCTGCACTTGTAATTGACTCCTCGAGATAACGCGTAATTCCCTCTACATCGTTATCCATACAGTCATGCCCGTGGTTTACGATAAGGTTTGCGATCGCTTTGCACATTGACGACCACTGGTAGTACATCTTGTTGTGCATACGAGAGAGTGCCATGCCCGGCATAACGCCGCCAAGGCGCTGTGTCGCCTCTTTATATTCAGAATCATTGTATGTACGCTCGGGCGTATTCTCTTCATTAAAAATCTGGAAATTTGTCTTTGCCATTACAGCTCCTCCTTATGTCCAATAACTATCATCATATCCGCTCATGCCCCTCTTGACATCTTCAGTATCATAAGAAAACGACACGTTTGGCATAGAGTTCATCCAGTCTGCATGGTCGTACCCTTTAATCGTCGCCGTTTCAAGATCATATCCGAACACGGCCTGATCAGCGAAATAGTGGTTAACGCGTACGCCTTGTGGTTTGGGGATGATAAGGCCTTGCTTGATCATCTCTTTCGTCATCTGATCATAGATTCCGATAGTGAGGACGTCGATCGTCATATCCTGATTATCCTGGATGATGATCCCTTTTCCGAAAAGTGTGTCCCACAGCTCTTTGATGTCGTAGATTCCGCCCTTCCACTGATTCTTTGCAATTTGTGCCCGGATGAGATTGCGATATGCTTCATTGTCAAGAACAGGTGAAATTTTCTTGTCTGGTTGATATGGAAGTGTCCGCTGGGCACCGACAATCTCTCCGACGACGTTCTCCTGTACGCCTGCAGCATAGTCGAGATCAAATTCATCGTCCAGCTCAATACCAAGCGCGAATATGTCATCCGACGGTCTGAGGAGCGCAGCAACCGTCCGCATGAATTTCTCGCGGCATCGGTGCTGTGAGGTAATGAGATCAAGGTATGAATCTATCACGGGCATCAGATCACCTCCACTGTGACGGATGTGCTCTTTGCGATGGCGTTGTATGGTATCTCTATGTCAGCCACGCCAAGCACGCCGCCTTCTTTCCCCAGCTGCACGGATTGTAATGCAAACGGCGGCCGCAGAGCATCATCGACAGCTGCAGCGATCGCTGTTAAGATGCCCGTCGCTGTGACATTGACGCCAATCCCGAGGCGATCGATATATGCTGTTATATTGCGCTTGATGTCATCTTCTACTGCCGTCGTATAAGTAGCGTACTTTTTGACGGTGACTTTGACGGAAATCTTTTGATATGACGGGCGAAAGAACCGAATTTCGTTCTTCAAGCTGTCGGAATTTGTATAAGTTATCGCTGTAGTCCCGTGGGTACCGCAGCCGGGCCCCTTTCGCAGATAAATTTGTTCGGCGATTGCGTCGTCAAGACCACCCTCGACCACTGCAGCAATGCTGTGGCTCGGAATTCCGTTTTTATCCGTGACATTCGTATCATTTTCGTATACTTTGTATTGTGTAACTCCTGCGACGCTTGCGATGCCTGCGATGGTGCTGTTAACCATGTTTTGGCTTGGAATTGCGGTCGAAATCGACTGTCGCCGACGCAGCTCTTCATCTGTTTCAATCGGACGTCCCTTAACTGCGGGTACTTTGTTCGTGACGGTAAGCCAGCCGTATTGCGGGTTACTGATCTTCGTAATTGTACCAACAGGCGCTTCAATGGCTCCAATGTCATGGCACTGCGCCGTTGTTTCGAGCGTTTCACTCTCAAATTTGAGGTTTTTGGGAAGATCCCATTTGCGCCCCTGCGTATCCTCGGCAACACCCGCAGGAATCGTCGTTCCAGGTGTTCCAGTAAGCGACAGGACGCAGGTTGAGCATGTCGCCGTCTTGCGCCGCAGTCCGTTGAGCTTGACACGACTTGATAACCCTGTCCCGACGGCCGTCTTTACGCTTTGGTTGTTGTAAACGAGCTGTAGGAGCTGCATGGTGTCGTACGTTTTGATTGCAAATGCAGATATCATCTGATAATCCTGCGAATCATTGCCGAGATAGATGTCTGCCCCATATATCTCTTTAAATTTCGCGACGAGATCATCTCGAATATCGGCATAAGCGGGCACATGGAGCCCAGCGTCGTCAATATATGGCGCGAAATATGCCATAGCTACACCTCCTCGTCAATGCTGAATGCACCATAGTCACTCTGGATCGCCGCGCGGATCGTTAGCGTACGATTTTCGTTGTCCCACTCCGGGTCAAAAGACAAAATAGAGAGGACGTGCGGTGTCTGCTGGATGCGATCACGGATGATTTGCTCTGCGGCCGCAACATCGCGCGAGGCGATGATTTTTTGCCAGTAAGGTACGCCGTCTTCGATATCTTCCCACCACTCATAGACGAGGAGACGCAGCCGCGTGAGCACCGCCTGCCGCACGGCGTCCGTTCCCTCAATGTAGGCGTGCCCGTTGCCAAGCACAAAGTCGCCATTTTCGTCCAGCGCGCGGTATCTCATAATATTATCCTCCTGCAGTCACATTTGGACTGCCGCTCACATGTGTACCGCTGAGTCCGCAGATCTGACACACGGTCGTATCGCCCACGCGGATCACAAGTCGCCCATTGCAGGTGACAGTGCTGCTGCCCGTGACACTCTCAAACGTTCCGCCATGCGGGCAGTTGGTCGAGCCGGTATCATTCAGGCGATGAAGCGGAAGCCCGTTCACCGTTACGTTGGGGCTTGCTGTTCCATTCGTCCCTGTTCGCCCATGTGGACAGCAGGGAAGTCCTTTATTGCACACCCCTGTCGTTGTATCATCGACTCTTGTTACTGCGGGCATTTACCTCTCCTCCTCACGGGTCGTTCAGTCCAATGTGTGCCGCCTTGATGTTTACCGCCCCTGCCGCGTGAATGTTGATGTCACTGCCGCTGATCTCTATGTAGGCATCCCCCGCCGCGTTGCGAAGCTGGGCCGTGCCTCCCGAGTAGCTGCCGACAACGCCCGGTTGACTGCGAAATCCTACGAGAGCGAAGCCATCCGAGAGATCGTGCCGGCGCTTTTCGACTTGATTCTGAACGCCGCCATTCTGCCACCATGCGTCCATACAGTTGTCGCCAAATACCACAAGGCAATCATCACCGGGCTGTATGGGGAGCGTCAAGCAGTAGCCACCGCCGGAATACACGAAGAATGGCACATCGGGCAGAATGGGGATCTCTGCCCATTCGAGCACACCTGCGCGATTCATTCGCTCTCGGATCGCAAGCTGGACGGTGCATGTCTGCCGCGCGTAATCGACGGAGCGAACGATGCCGGGAGCGGCAACGCGTAAATCCAGCCCAAAGGAATCCAGCTCGCGCTTGCTTTGCTCGATTTCCTCTGAGAGCCGTTCCGATATTTTCAGCATACTGTCACCTCATTTCATTGTCTGCCCTGCACCGTTCACGGCGGTCAAAAATCCCATACGGCCATTACGGCTGACACCAACGACCGAAGTCGTCCACTCGTCCCCCCACGTATCACCGCGGTGCTCAACCGAGAACACCTGATACTCACCGTCTTGGTCGAACTGCGCCGTTTGCGGGAGCTGGTCGCTTTTCTGCTGACCTGTTCCGGGGTCGATCTGCACTGCCTGTCGCTGGATGATCTCGTTGTCAATCTTGATCATGGAACGCAGCTTCACCCGCGCATCGAGGAGCATCTTGATCTGGATGCCTTGATCGGTATAGACGGGCGTACCGACCAGCCCTGTATTTGGCGTGAGCACGAGCACGCGATCCTCGGGGATTTCCTGTTCGACGGTTTCCACTGTGAGCTTCCCGTCATCTCCCTCCCAGTATGCCGCATCGTTCCATGTACACAGGTCACGCAGGTATTTCGCAGGCGTACCAAAGAGCACTTTGCCGCGCGGGAGTGTCTGCTGCGGAAGTTCATCAGTCACTTCACCGACACCGATTTTCTTGTCTGCTTGCTGCGCGACGACATCCACCACGTCGCGCGGTGTACTGCCTGCCGCAATGGTGCTGCGGACATGGTTCGCGAACAGGCTCTGCATTCCTTTGAGTGCTACGATCTCGAGGCGGTAGTCCGTGCCGTTCTCGCGGTTGCGGAAGACCTGCACGATGTCGCCCGTGAAAATATCGCCGTACTGCCCCTCCTCGTAGCCGCCGAAGATGGAGATTTGAAAGCCCTCCTCGATGATCTCCTTCTCCGTTGCGGCGTTCATGTTATAAACGACGAGGGTCCCGATCTGAACGGCAGTCTCGGTCGTCGTCTTGGTTTGAAATTCGCATTTAAGAAGCGACACATCCATCTCCGTGTCGTGTTCGGGATCTCGCTCGTCGGTTTGATTGCCATCTTCATCTTTCTTGTAAGCGGGTTTGTAAATGGTTATCTTCCATTTGCGCCCATAGAGACGACCCCTGCGCGTTGGTGCTTGCGCCTCCGCGCTCTCATTTGTCTCCGGCATCGCTATCCCCCCAGACGATATACCAGTCCGATTCCAGAGTCGTTTCGCTCGGCCACTGTTCCATCGCACGGCTGCGCGGAACAATCCACGCACTGCCGATGCCGAGGTAGCCGACCTGCTCGAGGATGTTCTTCCCCGGCACGAGCGGGAGTGCAGAATAAACAAGCAGATCGTTTTTGTAGATATCAACAAGCCAATATTTCGCGAGGTCGTTGTAACTCATATGGAATTTGAGAATGGTGTTACCGCTATCAATCGGCACATTGGCACTGAATTTATGGTATCCCCTGAAACGGGACAATAGAATACACGGCTGCACCTCCTATGCCAAAATACTGCCGCCTGCATCCAATATGGCACGGGCGGCAGTTTTATTGACATCATCGCTCGTTTGAACGGGTGTCTGCCCTGACGAAGATTCCCCGGCCGACGCTGACGCACGGGTGCTGACTGCCGTTTCCGCGACCGAAGCAAAGATAATCTCCCGCAACCGTACAGTACAACGTAAAGCGTGAAGCGTATTAACATCGTCGGGCGCGGAGAGCTCTTCAATCAGCATGTTGTGATATGTTTGAAGCCGCGTCTCAACAGTGATGGGGACACGCGATAGCTGCATGGATCGCAGGCTTTTCCACACCGCAATGGAGCGATTTTCACCTGGCGACGTAAAAATATCCGGCATCTTCGGCAGACCTCTGAAGTTGCTGTACCAATCATAGATCTTCTTTACGATCGGTGCGGACTGCAAGAAGGTATCAACCACGGGCATGACAGCGTTTTGAACTACGCCGCCGATGATAGGGACCCCCGATACTTGCCGAAGAACACCACTAATGACCGGCGAAAGATTCATGTAACTATCAGCCGATGAATCAGTCATCATGATCTCGATAGTAAGTTCTACCGGCTCGATGATGGCGTGGTCGGTCATCGTGACGCCCGTTTGCACAGGGTAGTTCGTTGGACGAACACGACTGACATGTTCGCTACGCATAATTCCGTCAAAGTACATCCCGCCAATCGGCCATTGCGGCGTCCGGAAAAGGAACTGCTCCATGTTCTTATAGCCGCTGAGGAAATTGGCAATCTCATAGTGCCCTGTAATCTTTCCGACTTCTGCACCAATTTGCATCCAGTCCGGCTTTTGCTTCCCGGAAACAACATCGGAAAGATAATTGATTCCGTCGATCGACAACCCTTTTTTGACGCCCAATAGATCACCCCCTCAAATCAAGACAGGAGCGCCGGTCATCGTGCGGCTGCGCAGGATGTGCGCCCCCTTGCGTTCGAGCATCGTCATTGTCTCTCGGCCAACGCTACGACCGATCTCGGCTGCACTCTGATTCGTTCCGTTGACCGTGACACCGCCGACATTGACCTGATAGACAACGCTGCCACTCCCTTGCGGCTGATATCCGCCGTAGCCGGTCTGCATCGCGCCGGACATCAACCCATTGTAGATAAGAGGATCGACGCTGTACGTGGACGCGGCGGCTGCTGTTTCCATAAGCGATAGACCTGCGTTCTTTTTAACAAATAAGGGCTGTTCATTTCCCCTATCTGCCCCCGTTGATTCAGGCGAGCTTGCATTCAGGACTTCACCGGACTTTATCTGATCACGCCAATAGTCAGCATATTCTAGCTCATTCCCGTGTTCGCCAACTTCAAACTCATCCGTCCACACCCTGGCGGCTTCGTGATGAGACATTCCATTCATGCGCTCTGGGCCAAGCCCTCGCTCACGTGCTTCTTTGAGCGCGTATTCAACCTGAACCCCCGGGTCTTGCGGGTCAAGCCCATTCTCTTCTGCCCACGCTAAGAATGCTTGCGTCCGTTCACCGTTCCACTGAAATATGCCATATCCGCCGACATGTCCGACGCCAGGCAGATCATATTCAGGGACATCGCTCGTGTCGAAGTTATTTTCTTGCTGCAATCTCCCCATGATTCCGGCAATCACATCGTCGGAATAACCGGCTGCTTTCAGCCGCATGTAAACAATTTTCGCATTCCACGCATAATCACCGGCCCCTGCGGGAGAACCACCGAACTTCCCTCCGGCTCCACCTTGGGAACTTTCCTCGTCCTCGCCCTTGATAATTTTCCACGCCTTGCCAAAGTCTCCATCTTTGATAGCAAGAAGCGCCCGGCCGAATTTCCCGACGCGTGCTATAGCACCATCAATAGCTTTGCCGAGTTCTTCCCAGAATCTCTTGAATGGGGCACTGTCTCGCATGAAAGCAAGGATCCTGCGGAAAACGCCAATGGCCGTCGATACTATACGAACAAGCGCTGTGAATATGCTGAACACAGCCCGGATTGCATCGCGGAAAGAATAAACGGTATTCGTCTTCCGGACCTCTCCGAACAAGCCACGAAATGCAATATTAACAAGATCAAGAATGACATTGAACGTGTCCGTCAGAACGCCCCACAACTCGCCCACCGCATCGATAAGGTCACGATACTCCTTCGTTCTGCGCACCTCATCGATAAGACGGCCAAACCACCGGACAAGACTTTTTGCTGCTCCCAGGACAGACATAAACATGTCCCAGAGCTCTTCGACGGCTTTGCGCAGCCCATCGATGGCCCCATGTTTTTCCATGGAGTCGTAGAGCATTTTTGCTTGATCAATCCATGCGGTGACGCAGGTAGTCGCGAGGTCCCAGATCGCAGCGCCGATCTCTTTGACAACGTCGAGGAAATCATTTAATGCTCCGGAACCCTGAACGCGATTCGTGAATTCGAGCACCGTTCCGGCGAACTCGTCCCAATACTTCTTTGCCGTCTTGATGTACTCGTTGAGCTTATCCCAGTATTCCCCGAATGCAGACTGCTTGCCCTCCATGTGACCGTAGTAGTCGTCGATGAGAAGGAGCAGGGTGCTGACAAGCATGAGCATACGTGTGAGTGGATTTGCTCTCATGACGATCGTCAACCCGGCAATTGCTGCGGCCGCTATCTTGACGCCTTTAGGGAAACTATCCCACATGCGCCAGAGAGCCTTACCAACATCAATGACGAACGTCAGGAAATGTCTGCCAACGTTGATGATATAAACGAGCATTCGGGCGGCTTTCTCCGTCCAGACGCTCATGTTCTTGACGAACATATCGTTGAAGCTGCGGAACTTCTCGCGGGCTTCTGCGAGCGGGCGGTTCAAGTACTTCATGAGGTAATATCCTACCCACGTCATGGCGTAGGAGACTTCCTGCTTGAGTCGCGTAAACTCAAACATGAGGTCGCGGAACCCTCGCATGGTCTCGCCGAAATCTCCGCCAACCTTCATCTTGCGGCCATCTTCGGTGAGTTTCTCGAAGCGCCCCATCAGCTCCGGCGTCAGCATAATGTCCTGTATGGATTCGCCGAGGGCGTCGGTCGCCTGCTTCATCGTCCATGCAGCATCCTTACCGACCATCATCTGACGTGACAGCTTCTGCATGGCAAGGTCCTGCGAGGCGGCGGACTTCATCAGGCCGAACATGGACGCAGTAACGCCAGCGATCGCCGTGCCAATCATCGCCGAGGCACGGACAAAGTTCGTGGCCATGTGCCCGGTCGATGTCTCTACCGTGCGATCAAGGCTCTTTACTGCCGCTTCCGCTTGTCCAAAGCTCGGTTTATCGACTTTTGCTCCCAGGCCGACAAGGTACTCCTGTATCATCTCACCAATCATTTCACGTGTTCACCTCCCTCTGTGCGGCCGCATATTCATCCGCTCGGCGGCGGTTCTCCCCCTCGACAAGCATAATCTCATGGATATCAAGGAGATCATTAAATGTATACGTCCCGTCCCACAGTTCGTGCTGCTGCCATTTCCCTGCGATGACGGGCGCGTACACCCATGCGTTTACATTGCGGTATTCGCAAAGCTCAAATCCTGGAGACCGGCTTTCAATTCCTTCAAGCCGTCTCCGCTGAAAAAACCCGCAATGTTAAACACCAGCGCGTGGATCGTCAGCATAATGACGAGCATCGCGTTATCCGCGATGTCCTCGACGCCCCAGCTGCCGTTATCATTGAAAATAGGCGCGGTACGAGCAGGAAGAACCTCACTGACAACCGAGAGCACGTCCCGCTGGAATGCGATAAACTCGCCCTTGCTCATCAGAGCCCGGTTCGGCGTCGGTAATGCGTCAACGTCCTTTCCTTCTGCACGGAGCGTATTCATTACCTTCGCTTCCATCCCCATCGGGAGCATTTTCTCCATAAGCGTGAACGCGATATAACTTCCCGTAAATGCATCAAAGGAGCGGATTTCAAATTTCCGCCCCTGGATTTCTACAATTTTCTTGGTTTCCCGTTTCATCTTTTACCTCCGTTAAAGCTGAATACGCTGGATATCCGCGAACAAAATCTGCCATGCGACACGCTGGCCTTGGCTCTGCAGAGGCTCGTCCGGTTCCTTGCCGAAGCTTCCACCCGTGCAGTAATAGGTTTTGCCCATTTTCGGGGCCTCGATGGTCATCGAGATCGTCGTCCATGCCGAGGTGTCTGCCTGCCAGCAGTAATTGAACATCCCCTGCAGGAATCTATGCAGGGCGCTCGTCTGCTGGGCGTTGATGGACACGCTGCCGTTGTTACCGGCAATCTTGCTGACCATGACCGAGCCATCCGATGCGACATCGTGCACCGACCGGTCAGTCGTTTTCGACACGGTCATGTCGCCAATACCTTCGCCCTGTATTGAGAACGACCCGTACCCAGGGCAGTTGATCGTCGCATTGACGTCCGTGAACGAATAGGTACTTACGTTTGGCATTCTTTTCCCTCCCTCTTTTAGCGATTAACGTCAACCTGGATGGTGACGTGATGGATTGCCCCCGCGAGCTTGAGCGATACGTAGATCGGCGGCGCATTTCGTGCGTCGCGTTCCGCCTGCGACTGCTCGCTGATAGGCTCGCTCTGGATGAGATATCCACCCGGAAGAACATTTCCGTATTCGAGCGCCATCAGCTCTTCGCCCTTCCAGACGCCCTCTTTGATGAACCCGATACGGTTCATGTCGTCGCAGACTTCTTTGATCGCCGTCTTGATGCGTCCCATACCCGCCTCAGTCTGTGGCAGCTTGTTCGCATTGACGAGCAGGTCCATGATGGAGAGCTGCATGTCGTTCTTGTATTTGTCGAGATAGATGATCTCATCAAACCAGGAGCCGTCGCCGACACGCCCCTCCTCGAACACATCGTAGTAGTTACCACGATTGACGTAGACGTTACCGTAGTTCTTCTTGATGTTGTTCAGGTCGTTCGTCGTGAACGTCTGCATGTAATTCTCTGCCTGCACACCGACCTCCCGTTTGTAGGCTAGTGTAAATGCACTGTTGATGGTCGATGCACTCATCGCGCCCATCGCCCATCCAATCGCCGCGCAGATCGCGTCCTTGTGTGCAGTGGAATACTGCCCGATGATGCGGCGGTATCCCTTGCTCTTGATCGTGCCGAAGATGCCGCCGTCTGCAGCTTTTGCTTTGGCGTCAGCCGTCGTAAACGCGAACACCGTTGACGGCGTGCACGCCTCGACGTACTCTTGTACAGCGAGAATCTGTGCGTCCGTAATATCGGCGCAATAGATGCCCACATACCATTCCGAATCCAACTGACGGCATTCCTGGACAGTCTTTACCGGCGCCTCCTTGTTAACAATCTTTCCGATCGCGACGAGAGGCGGCTTCTTGCGCTGTCCGAAGATGAGCGCCGCTGCTTTATACAGGCGATCTTCGGTTGTAAATCCCGCCTGCAGCATGGCGTTCAGACTGTCGTAGGTCACGATGCGTTTGTCAGCAAAATCGGCGACCGTGCCGACATCCCCTACGAGCAGCGCGAGATTAAACTTCTTGCGCGTCGCCGAAACGGCGGCAAGGTTGACGATAATATTGACTACCGGGTCAAGCGGTAGCACGTTTTTAAGTGGCATAGTTTTCCCTCCTTATGGGTTCGCCTGCGCGCTGATCTGGACGCGATCGATACGACCGACATCCTCCGGCCCGAGGCGATAGAGTTCGTTGAATCGCAGGGTAATATCCCACCTGTCCCACCACTTCCCTGCGAAAAGTTCGGGGGCTTGCATACACGTCGGTAGATTAGGGATGATGAACACATCCTTCTGCGCGAGATTTCGTCTCACCGGTTCGTAGAAGAATCCGTCTTTCAGAAGATTCACGAGCTCGTAGGATTTTCTCCCGTATGCAGTTACTTGCAAATCCCAGACACGCGTGCGTGCTGTGTCTCGGTAGACAGTTTCATCTGCTGCACGGTACTGGCTGTCCCGCTGCTTGGCGTAGTCGTCGTCCGCTTCGGCGAGATACAAAAACATAATATCGTCGCTGATCTTCCAGTCGGGCGCGCCTGCCTCCGGGTAGCGCCATCGGATGAACTTATCCGGCTTTTTGATGATGTCTGCCGTAATATTGGCAGCCTCGCCCCAGAAAAGCTCCTGCAGCTCCGAATAGGTCATCCGCTATCCTCCTCTCCCATGAGTGCTCCGATCGCCTTGTAGTAGCCGTTTGCCGCGTAGTCAAAGGTCTGTATCAGCTTGTAACGCTGTCCCTTCCACACGCAAACATCCGACGTTTTCTCAGTGCTGGACACGTCAAGGCTGACCTCGTCCGTGATGAATGTTTTCATTCCGTTCACACGATCTGCCGTATCGAGCAATTCGAGATCCTTACTGGACGACGGCTGAACGATGCCCTCGACGGTGATCTCCGTCGTTTTGGTTTGCAGTACCCCGTGCACCCACTCTTGATCTCCTTGCTTAATGACGATGAACGTCGTGCAAAAATCGGGGTCATGGACGATCTCCGAGACATCGATTGCCATCTAATCACCCCTTATCTCTGATGACGTATGTAATAGACTTTCGCATCTCTCCCGTATCAATGAGTGGACTGTCACTTCCCTTCGCCTTGATCGTTCGCGCCGAGTTCGGCAGCCACTTGTTCTTCGGGTTGTCGAACCAGCCGCGCGCTGCGTTCTGCGCTGCCATTCCGGCAAGCTCAAGTCCGCGCTCTGCGCCGGACATGTCTCCGTGCATTGCAGCACGATACGCTCCGGCAATTTGTTTGCCGATGACTGCCTTGCTGTCCCTTATCGCAGGTTCGAGAACCGGACGCGGCGGGATAGCGTAAGCGGGGCTTCCGTATGTCTGCACGTAGAGGCTGTGCGCTGCGCTGTACTTCATGCCCGCATCGGTGTTTTTCTGCATCTCAGCACGCATCGCCGAAGAGCGTACCCCGTGCGTATGGAGGTAGAGGAGCTCGGCGTTGTTGACCATATCCCCACTACCGGGTCGTTTTGACTCTTCTTGAGGAATTCCAACGAGTACTTCCTTTTTCGTCAGCGCTTGGAGTTTTCCAAGGACGGAAGCGAATCCCCTTCCGGTCTTCGTGACGGTCGCTATACCTTTTACCATACGACCATCCCTCCGATCGCGTACATCCGTGCCAGCGTGACGAACTGCTGCCCGTAAGATGTCAGCTTGTATACCCCCCAGCCCACAAAATCCTCGTTGATGCTGCCAAAGTCATATGACACCGATATGTCCCCTGCGCTCTTCGAGCTCTGCAGTCCTTTTGCAAGTCCTGCAGTTATTTGCTTCTGCAAAGGATCATCGGCAGCGGCCGCCGTCTGTAGATAGAGTGTCAGCCAGTGGGCAATGTAAAGGCCCATGCAGATTTCCCAAGCGTCATGATAACGGTTCTTGTGAATGGAAGCGTGCGCCAGCTTCACCCAAGACTCAAGGACGACGCGGGGGACAACTTCCTCCCCCGTTGTCTTCGTCCCAAACTGCGGATAAGCTGCGAGAAAATCTTCCACGCTGTATTCGGGATTTCCGCCCGTTCGGATGTTTGACGCTGCGGCGATAATCCCGAACACATCCATATCCGAATACATCATGGCTTACTCCTTCGGTTCTTTCGTTCCCTTTGCCGGTTTTGGCTCTTTTACTTCCGGTTTTGGCTCTTTTACTTCCGGTTTTTCTTCGCCGCCCGCTTCAATCGTGCCGTCAGCGAGCGCCCAGCCATACATCGGGTCTTTCTCCACCCAGTCCGGGAGCGTGGAGAACGCATACGGCTCTGCCGTTACGATCTCCCCAGTCTCCGGATTGCGGAATCCGATTTTCTGTTTTGCTACGAGTTTAATCATGCTGCGCCTCCTTAAATTCCGTCACGGTAGATGAACGGCTCTACATAGTGAATCTTGACTTGGCCAACGTTCGCCATGTAGAGCGAATCGTAGGACGCCGTATTGACGTTCGGCTGCGTCATGACGCGGCTCATCGGTACGGGCACATCCATGCCGACAAAGCGGCGCTGGTTGACATAGGCGACCATGCGGTTCTTCTTACCGACGCCTGCGCCGATGCAGAAGCGGCACTCAGCGATCACGAGGTCGACACCCTTTGCTTTGGCGATGTTGTGATCGACAAGGTACTGCATGATGGAGACGGGCGTCGGGTAACCATTGACGCTGACCATCGTGCGGTTGATGTACGCGAAGTTCGCGGGATCGATGAGGATGTGGTTCGGAATGGCGCTGTTGTCGTACTGCGCCCCCGTCCATCCGGCGATGATCGCCTCGTCGATGTCATTGAGGATCTCGGTCGGCGTCTTGTGCGCCCAGTCGGTCTGACCGCTTGCGCCTGCCGTGACCGCCGCCGCCGTGATCTGCTTGTCGTTGAGCAGACCCGTCGTCCCGTATGCCTCCTGTCCGAGGTAGGTGTTGATGTCCATGTACTTGTCGTAGTCGAGGCGGATACCATCGTTGTAGATGTCCTCGATGCTGCGGCCGGTAACCGCGCCGCGCAGCTGGTCCTGAATCTTGATGGACATGGAAACCTCATACGGGAGAACCTTGTAGAGGTCTTTGCTGAGGTCTGCCTGAATCCGGCGCACGGCATTCTGGACGCCGCCGACACCGTCTGCCTGTCCGCCCGTGACGCTGTACTCAACGTTGAACGCGGACGTCGCCTCAACCCATCCACCGCCGCTCTCGATCTCGATATCCCGAGGATACGTAGTACTGGTCAGCGGCTCACGAAGTAGCGGGTCGAGCTTTTCGAGCTCGCTCTCCAAAAATGCCAGCCCGCTCGATACCGCTGCCGCATCCATTGTCAGAAGCGGCGATCCGCTGCGCTGTGGGGCAATCGCAAGGTTATACTGTTTCTTCATGTTTTCTGATCTCCTCTCTTACACACCCTGGCGTGCGATGATCGTGAGCTCGGCAACACTGCGCGCGTCCGCTCCACTCGACCACTTAACGCCCGTAAGTTCAACACAGTTTCCCGTTTCGTTTGCGGCTCCGAGGTCGCCCACCTTCGCTCCTGCAGGGCTTGTTCCACTAACCACTTTCGTGCGAACATAAACCTTCGCTCCGACCTTCGGCGTGCCCCATGCGCAAATAACGGACACACCGCCACGCTGGAGCACATCACACGCCTCCCCGGCAGCATAAAATCCGAAATTCTGAGTCGGGTACACCTTTGCCGACTTGACTTTGCGCATAGCGATACCGGCAAAGTCCGCGGCGGTATTCGTCACCCCGAAGAGAGCGACGGATCCGTCATCCTTCTGAATGACAGGTGCACCGAACGGGACGTCCGCCGCTCCCGCGGCAACGGGACGCGTACGGCTAACTTCGTCGCCTTGGCGGGACGCCTGCCCCGGATAGCCATAGGCCATATTGATTCCAATCGTAGTTCCCGGCATAATTACTTCTCCTCCTTCTTGTAGTGCGGATTGCGCTTACGGCAGTTTTCCCCGTAGGCGCGCATTTCTTTTTCTCTCGTTGCGGCATCTGCAGTTTTGCGTCGCGAAAGTGCGCCGTATCCGCCCGGGAGCGGTTGCGTGTCCTTCACCCGCATCGACTTTTTAAGAGCGCGCGAAAGCGCGTCAGACGCCTTCTTGCGCTGCCCGGAAGGCATGGTCGCGATGAACGGCTTCATCGCACGGACGACCGAAAGTACGAGCGCCCTATCTGCCGTTCGACTTGTTTCAGGTGTGTTCGAGACAGCTTTCACCTCGAACATTTGAGGATCTTCATCCTCCTCGAGCTGCTCGGGCGGTACGGTTACACTCTCCTCCTCGGATTCCTCGTCCTCGGTCGGAGCAGGATCGCCCTCAGTCAGCTCCTCTTCGAGTTCATCCAGCGCCTCTGTCTCCTCGGGTTTGTCATCCGGATTTTCGTCGGCCTGCGTCTGCGGCTTCGTAATTGCGTCAACCTTTGCGTTGAGCGCCGCCACCGCGTCAATGAGAGTCGCGATATCCTTGTCTTTCTTCTCCTGCGGAGCCTCTTCCTCCCCACTGCCTTCCGCTTCATCGACAGCACGCGCTGCCTCGCGGACTTCCTCCGGCTCTGCATCCTTGGCAAATGCCGCAAACATCCGATGCAGAATACTACCTTTTTTTGCCATCTTTTTTCCTCCTTCTGGCTTTGTTTTGACGTCGCGAATAGACACATCGTGCCCTGCGCGCCCCTCCTCGACGACTGCGACATGATTGCCAATGATGTCCATCTGGCAATATGTCCCGTCGTCCCTTTCAATATATTTGCACTCGTATCCGCACGATATTTCGCGCTTGCCAGCATCAATCTTGGCAATGAGCGCGGCATCGTACACCACGAGATCACAAATCAACTTATCACTGTCCGCACCGCTGCCGCGGCGAACGTTCTGCACCGTGCCCTTGGTGTAACTCGCATAGTTGGAAGCGTCTACACCGACCGGTGGATGATCATCTGTCACGGGTTTTCCTTCAAAAGAAGCCACCGCCGCCGGCTTGAATACCTCGTCCTCCTCGCGGTACACCTTGAGAACCCCGCCACCAGTGTCAGCAACGCCGAGTTCCTGCGGTGTGTATTCCTGCATCCCCGTGCGGCAGATCGGGACGCTATGGCACACGAGGAATCCCTCGGGCGTCTTTGTCATGTGGGGCGAGAACCGCGCCCCGTAGAATGCTTTCAATGGGCATTCCCCCTTTCAGATTTTGGGTATAAGAAAAGCACCCTTGCGGGTGCGCTATCCATGTAGTTACATGTATTCTTTGCTTTTTTCAAATTCAGATTTCTTGACTCTTAATATATTCCCGTTGAAGTAAACTTTAGCTGGCCATTGTATCTGATTAATATCAAATAGAACCTCTGAGTAACACCTGCAATTCGGGCAGCACCCGGCATGGTAATGCCCAAGCTTGTTGCTGTACTGTCTGCCATCCCTGCCGTATCGCGGAAACAAATCTTCGGGTGCGGGCGGATCGCTCCATCTCACGAGCACACCGCTCATGTGGCGGTGACTGGTTCTCGTCCTGCCATCGCCTTGATTGCCGCCACAGGCGCGCCATACATACCAATCAAGCCCGAGGTCTTCCGCTCTCGAACGCACGAGATCGGTCTGTGTCATGGAGACCTGTGTCCTGGCGATAAGCTCCGCTCGAGCTCTCGCTTTCTCTGGGAATTTCCGGTAAATTTCATCGGCGATATCAGAGGCTCTGCGCCCCTTCATCGTCTCACGAGCAGCATAGGCAGCCACATCATCGGCAATGTTTTTCGGGAGCGTCTTGATGAGCGCGGCGTTTTCTTGTACGAGCGCTCGCACACGCCCCCCACGAGTTCCCTGGAGCTCCTTTCGCAGGACTTCGTATATATCTCTCCCCTTGCTGTTGTTTCTTGCCGCCTCGCGCCATGTGCGCCCTGTATCGTCAAACAGCCCCGTCACCATCTTCATGGCGATCGCTTCCGACAGCCTGGCGAACCCAGGATCTTGGGAGAGGCGTTCAAGTGTCGCCGTGATAATGCGCGGATCTGTCGTCTCGCCGACGCGCATGGCAATCCCCTTTGATATATCGAGGAGTGCTCTACGGAACGCAACCTCAATCCTGCGCTTTGGCATCCATAACGGTTGGTTCATGCATTCGCCTCCTCAAAATGGGTATCAAAAAACCGCCTCTTTTGAGACGGTTCGGGTTATCTGACTTGTCTGCCTTCTGTGTCCGCTACTTCTTCGCGCTCTTCATGAATCTGCCAGGCATATTCACTGATCTCAGAGGTATTCCTTACCTCGCCTGTTTGGATTGCCTCGATCATTCGGCTGCGCTCCTCGTCTGTTTTGAGACACACGCGAGTCCCTATGATGAAATCATAGTGATCCCACATTTTGCGAAGAATATCCACCAGTTCTTTCTCAACACCTACCGGCTCTGGCAATGTAAACATTCAGCACACCTCCTCAGCGTAATTTTATTTTACCAACAATCCGATAGTTGTCAAACCCGTTGTTTTCTACCGAGTAAATATAATCTCCGATTGCTTTTTGAATAAAGTTGTCTTCCCGTTCCCTTTTTGTCAGATTGGTATTCAGTGCACTCACCACGCGAGCGTATTCCTCTTTGGACAGCTTGACTTCACGCCGTCTTTTCTGGCGGTCAAATTTCCGCGTCTCCCCGCCTATGCCGAACCTGCCGTCAGGTTGTCTCGGATGTTTGCTCTCCTCCCATTTCGCGTCGCTCGTCCTCTGCGATTCCGGCCCCTGCGGCTGGCCGCCCCCGAATAGTCCGCCCATCAGATCGCCCATTCCCTCATCCGGATGCATGACCGAATCATCGGCGTTCTCGATGTCCTCGTCCGTGATATTGCTCCACATGCCCGTCATCTCGGACTGCTGCCGTAGCTCCTTGAGTGCCGTGCGCTGGCTTACCATACCCGCCTGGAACGCCTTTGTTACGCTGTCCGTGTTCTTCGACGCAAGGTCTGCCATTTCATCATCGCGCGGGCGGCGGATGGGATTGAATTCATAATCCCAGTCATCGGGAATCCCGCCGAGCGCAGAGATGAACATGATCGGTAAAATCTTATCGTACACCGGGCGAAGCTCCGCTTCCTGTTTCTCCTCGATGGTGTCGTAGTAGTTCTGCATATCGCTTTCTCCCGTTGCGTTCATACCCGCGGGGCTGCGCCCGAACAGCTTTGTTACGGGGGTCTCTGCTGCGCCCGCAACGTCCATCATGAAGCGGTCATACGTTTCTCCGATTCCGCCGAAGGTGTACTGGTGCGTCTCGTATCCATCGTCCTTGTCGAGAATCTGGAGGCTATTGTTGTTCATCATGGCGTTCATGCCTTGGATGGTGTTGTAGAGCTGCATTTGCGCCTTCTCGTTGCCGGTGGCGAGTATTTGGCCGATGCCGTCCATCTTCATGACGCGCAGATTCACCATAAACGTCAGCATCGCAATATTCCAACTCACGTTGTCGCGCTTCCGGAGCTCGTCGATGACATGCTCAAGCTCTGAGGCTCCCCAGTAGGTCTCTGCGAGCTGCTCAAGGTACGGCAACGGGCGGCCTACGAATTGAATGATACGACTGTGGTGCACGCGGATGCCGACGGTCAGCGCGTCGCTCGATATGGTGTAATACTCGGGCATACCGAACTCCGGATCCGAAATGTCGCTGACGAGTTTATCCTCCGGCGTCACCCCCGACCATCGATCGAGGACGAGCAGTCCCTTGTACGAGCCCGGCATGATCATGTCGTAGTCGAGGGGTTGATCGAGCTGGTTTTCGTGCCCCTCAATCATGATAAGGGCCCCTGCGCCACCGTAGAGACGCCCCCATTTCAGACCTTCGAGGATGCGCCGACTCGTGCGTGTTGTGCGATCGCAGCGCACAATCTTCTTGATCTGGTCAGGAGATAGCTGCGTCAGGATATGGTATCCGTTCTTGAGCATGTCTTCCGGTATAACGTCGATGATACGGCGGACGATCCAGTGCGAGCGGTAAAGCGCATTGATCGTCTGCCAATCCTGCGTGAACCGGGTTAATGTGTACTCTGTCGCTTCCAGCGGATTCGGCATAAAGACCCCGGAGCGCGTCATCGGATTCTGGAACGAATCGTTCGTTCTTTGCTGCCGAACAGGCGACTTTTTCTTCTTGCTCATTCTCTCCTCCTCCATTTCGGCAACATGGTGTGCACATAATAGCGTAGGGCATCCATCGCGTGATCTGCCTGCTTAACTGGCTTCTCCTCACCCATCCGGGCGGCGCGCTCATCCCAGACGTAGCTTTGGAATTCGTCGATCATCGGTTGGCAGTGTGTGCGATGAATGCGTATCTTCTTTTTCGTCAAGAGCTTTGCTACCTCGCGGATGCCGTCGTTGACGCTGTTATCTGCGTCCTTGACGCGAAATCCGCGCCCCTGGCATTCGAGCTTGAAGCTCGCCGCTGAAGGATCTATAACGATGAAGTCCGGGTGTTCCTCCCCGACCATCTTTTCGAGATCGTCCGCGTACTGCGCATCGGTCTTCTGGCGCTGCTCCTTGCGGCTGTCCCAGTAGTACATGTCCGGAATCCAGATTGTATCGCCGTCGTCGTAAATGTCGAGAAAGACCATCGGATTCTTTGTGCCGTAATCGCAGGCAATATAACGCCGACAAGTGCTCCGCAGGGTGCTCGTGAACTCCGCATCGTCAAAGAGCAGGTCGTCGCTGAACATATCGTAGATGATACCCTCTGCGAGCACCCACAGCCCAAGAATCATCCGCTTGAACCACATCCCCGAATACGAGCTGCGGATGTTTGTCTTGTACTCCTCGTCGAGGTTAGGGTTATCGTCTAACTCAAAATGTACCACGCTCATTAAACCGTTGGACAGCTTCCGCTCGTCGGTGATGAACTCTCTATAGAGGTAGTGCATGGGAGAGTCGGGGTTAGTAGTGGCGTATAGCTTCGCTCCCGGGACACTGAGCCGATTGAGGAGCTGCTTGAAGAACCGCTCCGGCATAAGAGTCAGCTCATCACAGTAAGCCCCGGCCAAGGTCTTACCACGCAGGAACTTTTCTGACCCTTCGTCCTTAGCGCCGATGACCTTAATCCGCCGTGTGCGCTCTCCTGTTCCATCATGCCAAGTAACGATGATGTCCCCGGTGTTTCGGTTGTAGTGATAACGCTCCTCGCCGATGGTATCAAACAGGTCGTCCAAAACATTGTCGTAGATCGTGTCTTTTGATACACCTGTCATAAGCAACAGCCCCGGAGGCCCCGTCATGATGTAGGTCAGCCATTTCGGTATCATGGCGACGGTCTTGCCAGAGCGGACGCTGCCTTCGAGGATGTTGATGAAGGCATCCTCTTCGAGTGACTTGTCGATAAAGTCAAGCGCCTTGCCACCCCAGTCCTTAAACTCCATTATTCATCCCTCTGACCGCGTGCCATGTCCAGCGATTGGATGAGCTGAAGCATGGGCGATAACCCCTCTGTTAATCCGCTATTCCCCTTCTCCGCTGCAGCCACCGCCTTTTCTTTCAGCTTCAGCTCGCGCACCTTCATCCGCGTGTCCGCACTTTCGCCGATGGTGTCCAACAACAGTTTCATCATCCGGCTATCCCCAGCGCACGCGGTACGGATGATGCCACCCAAGATTGCATCACTGACAGATAACTCCCGGTCTTTGAGCTTCGCCGCGAACATGATGCCGCGCTGTAAATCCAGCGGCAGGTCTTTTAACTTCATAGCGACTGCCTCTTTGAGCGCGACCCGAAGCGCCTTCTTTTGTCGCCGTGCCTTGCCACTGGCGATTCCGCCTTTTTTGCTGTTTTTTCTAACTTCGCTCTTACTTCGTTTTGACGCGGGAATCAAATTTTTCTCATTTGCCATGCTACACGCTCACCACCTCTTTCTTTGCATACAAAAAGGACACCGCGCTGGCGATGCCCCTTTGTTTCATTTCCCAGCT